CGACGTGAAGGACGTGGAGCTGCGAGACTTCACATACACCGACCCGAAGGTCTTACATGCGTTCTTCTGTACGATCCCAGCGCAGGTCAGGTTGATCGCTGCCTCACCGAACTGCTGCGCTGGCCGGTCGACGGCCGGGTTGCCGCCCAGGTTCTCTGAAACCGTAGCTGAGTTGGTCTGTGCCTCCTCGCACGTCCCAGAGATGGTCTGGCCAGTTCCCCAGTCACTACCGTTCCACACGTACTTGGTCAGCGTTGGCGTGTTCGACCCGCCCTGGAAGGCGTAGTTGATGAGCACGTCGTTGACCGTCCGAACCAACACCTTCGGCCCCGGCGTTGTCAAATCCGGCTGTGCGGCCGCATTCAACTCGAAGTCGAAGTTGACCGTCCCCGACTGGTTCTCGCGTGACCAGGCGATATACATGAATGTATCCCCCTGGATCACCTCACCCGCTACCGCGAACCGTGCGAGATCGGCCTTGCTGTTCGGGATCGAACCCGCCACCACTGTGGTGTTGACGTCGTTCTCCTTCGCACCCTGCCCAAAGGAGTTGTCAGTCGTCCCCGTCGGAAGGTCTACGCCCACAGCCAGACCGGGTGCGTTCACCCAGTCATGGTTGCCTGGCGTATTGACGATGAGGTTCCCGTCGCCACCCTCGAACGTGGAGTTTGCCAAGTTGGCTCCGGCGCCGGTCACAAAGAGCACCGCCGCTACCGCTGCACCCAACATGGCGAGTACAACTAGCAACTGCTTCCGCATTTGCCCTCTCTCCTTACATATGCTGCCGTTGGCAGCCTCGCCCCGTTATGAGGCAAGCTATCAAATCTTTGGGTCCTCATGCAATGGGTGTTGCTGCCGCTGCATCCTTTGTCTTGTGCCACTTCCTAGCGCAGGGAGCTGAACAGAACGGGTCGCCGTACTCGATGGCACGCTCGGGACGCTCACCACCGCAGACAGCACACGTTCCACCCTCCCCTGGAGGTGGGTCGGGCTTCGCCCGCCAGATCGGGGGCTTCACGCTACCACTCCGACCTTCCGCTTCGGCGCAGCGTTAACGCCCTCCTCGATGATGGCCTTTCTATAGGGTTCCATCACTGTGTTGACCGCGTCGATCAGGTCCACGAAGTACTCACTACTGTTGTTGCTTCGCGCGACGATCAGCCCCCTTAGGAAGTTCTCAGCTTCGTCGGGGTCGTCGATGGTGATGAAGAACTTGCGTGGCTTGAAGTCAACTGCCATTACTCCTCCTTTGTGGTAAAGACGTCGAACCCGCAGTGATCGCACGAGAGGTGTCCGTCGTCTACGTGGTACATCACACCCTCCTCACACTGTGGGCACATATCACCCTCTACTAGCGCTTCTTCGTCTTGATTGGTTGGTACATCTCCAGGTAATCCACGATCTTGCTTCTTCAACGCTTCTTTCTCCTCCTCGCTCGACGCACTCCTGGCTTAAACTTTCTTATCGTCCAGGGCTGATTGCTCCTTCTCATCTTGGGATCTCGATTGGTGCACCCACAGAACTCACACCGCATCTCCCTCAGCTTGCGCTCGTTCCAGTCGTACCGTTGCTTCTCAGCATTCCACTCCTTGCGCAGCGCGAAGAAGTGCAGCTCGGGTATGATAGCCCTGAAACGCCTAGCTGTCATACACCGCGGGCACCATCGCCACGGGAGAGGAATCTTGTTGCGGAGTGTGGCGGGTATATCATACCCGACGCTACGGGAGATAATAGCAACTCGAGGATCCACATACTGGACCCGAGTCGCTATGAAGTCGAAGGCAGCGTAGGGCGTGGCAAATCGTTTGCGCAGACGCTTATTCGTCTTGGGGCTGACCCACGTCACTGCCCATGGGTACTGCACGGTGATTTGCCCATTCACTAAAGTCTTTCGCAGACAAAGTCTTACCCCAAACGGCACCTTCCAAGTAGACCCATCCGAAGCGTGGAACATGCCGGCTGCGTCGATATGCTTACCATATCGGCGGTGGCGGTCTTGGATAGCACGACGAACCCTCGCGTTCTGAGCGTAGTCCCCCTGCATCAGGCGGCCCGTCTCACCCGCGCCGTACAAATCGCTTATGCGCAGGGCCGCCCTTCTCACCTCCCGCACTGAGCGCTTAGTCGTCTTCGACATGGTCATCCAATGCCTCGCCAAACGCGGTGAACTCCATCATCTCCTGCACCAATCGATCCGAGATAGCCTCGATTTTCTCCACAAAGTTCTCCTGCACCTCCTCCGGATAGCGATTCATCACCGACCCGATCAGTCCCACAGTCACGAGCAGGTCGATTGATGTTACCGCCAGCTTCGACTTGGCACTCTCGTAATCGTAGTCTCCTACCACTTACCCATGCTCCCTCCCTGTGGTGTTTGTGTGCGTACAACACATATTATCATTCCCGAAATCGGCCTGCAACACATCCACGTGGCTAGACCATGGAGTTGTGATACAATAGGTACATGAACTCGATTGAGGGCTTCCTTGTCACACCGGCCTGGGTAGCCAACCACTACGGCGTAACACGCATAACAGTCTATAGAGCTATTAGCGATGGCCGACTTAAGGCGATCAAGGTCATTGGTGCCCCTCGTCGGTCTCGGGCGGGGATGAATGAGCAGCGGTCGAACAATACCTACGCGCTGGACGTGCGGGAGTTGCCGGGGGTGTTTCCACGCACGAAGGGAGGAGCATGAGGTGGAAGAGATTAAGCGATTAGAGGCTGCGCTGGCAGAAGCACGAGAAGCGCTGCGGCTCGTGCGCGACTGGATTCGCGACGGCAAAGGCAGCGAAGCTGAGGCCGCCGAATCCCTCGATGCAGCTCTTGCGGCTGCGGGGGAAGCCTCGGCGGCACGGGAGAAAGGAGGATCATGAGTGAGGCGTTGGCATTACCTCCTCAGGAGGCGGAGGAGTTTCTTGAGTACGTATGGGGCGAGCGCCCAGCGTGGGTAGATCTTCCCGCGAAGGTAGGCGCGTACTGGGTGCCCTGGCACTACAACTACGATGGCGAGGTCGACGTTGCGATAACCCGCCGTATTGATACCTGCCTGCGCGACGCAGAAAGTCTGTACTTCTCTGTGGGCCAGTTCGCGAGGAAAGGACGACAGCTTGAAGACGCATTATCTACCGATTGGCTTTGGGCGGATCTTGACGAAGTTCACCCATCTACCGGAGCGGAGTTTGAACTTCTACCTACTGTCGCTTGGGAGTCGTCTCCCGGACGGTATCAAGCTCTCTGGCGCCTTAACCGAGAGCTACGTCCGCAAGTACAGACTAAGCTCAATCAAGCGCTTTCCTATTTTCTTGGAGCCGACCACGGAGGATGGGACCTCACCCAAGTACTCCGCCTACCAGGTACTAGGAACTTCAAGTATCCCTCGTCCCCGGAAGTCCGTTTATTGTGGTGCCACACCGACCTGGTCTACTCTGCCAAATGGGTCTGGCAAAAGGTTCGCGACAGTCTTCCTGTCGACTCTGATGCCACCAGACAAGGCGTTCTTAATGGACAGGGGCTTTCTGGCGTTGGACGACCGCGAGGCATGCCGGCTAGAGTTCGGGCTCTGCTTCGCGTTCCACCCGACTCTGTGGTCGAGGGTGAGCGATCCTCGAAACTCTGGCTTATTGAGTGTCTGCTTGCAGAAGCTGGATGGGGAGAGGATGACATCTTCGCCGTCGTCGAACCCTGCGCCTGGAACAAATGGGCACGGGTAGCTACAGGCGAACGTCGGCTACGGTCTGAAATACGAAAGGCTATCCATCACGTGGCAAGAAAGAAAGCTGCAGCAGCTCGTACAGCCGAGAGTGCTGGACGTAGGGGCGATGATGCAGATTCTGACGGAGAACGGGCTGACGACCCGGACTCTGCGCCCGCGCAGGTGGTACTCCCGTTTGTACGCTACGCTTCGTTCATGGCCATGGAGATGGAGGAACCGCGGTGGCTGATCAAAGATATCTGGACAGCACATTCGCACGGCATCTTTGGCGGGGAGCCGAAGACGTCGAAGTCTACATTGTCTTTGGCCCTCGGACTGAGCGTCGCTTCTGGGAAGCCATTTCTCGGGAAGTACCCGGTGCACACGCCTGGCAGCGTTCTGTTGATTCAAGAGGAGAACGCCCAGTGGTCTGTGCAGGATCTCTTGCGCAAGTTGGCGCACTTCTACGGTTTGTTGAAGAGCTCGGAGATCAAGGAACGGAGAGCTCCTCGGGGTAGTCTCGGGCGTACAATCGTCGAGCTGGAGTTCCCATCCGACGTGCCGTTGCGGATGCTCAACAACTACGGGTTCGATCTGACCACAGAGGAACACAGGGAAGCGCTGTGGGCTGAGTGCGAACTTGTTCGCCCCGCGTTGGTCATCCTCGACCCGTTGTATCTGATACTACCCGGCATTGATACCGACAAGGGGCGAGAAGTGACGCCGTTTCTCAAGTGGATCCTCGCGTTGCGGAACGAGTTCGGTTGCGCCGTGATGATTAACCATCACATGGGCAAGCTGAACCTGACGGCGAATGGAAATCGACGAGCGGGCCAGCGTCTGCTAGGAAGTACATTGTTCCACGGGTGGGTTGATTCAGCACTGTACGCTGATGCTATAGAGGTAGATCGCGTAGGGTGGGTTGGGGCACGTATCGAGCGGGAGTTTAGGTCAATGGCACCGCAGAAGACGTTGGAGGTCAAGATGTTCCTGGGCGAGCCGGGTGAACTCGGCATCGAATGTGAGGTTAATACTCAAGATCTGCAGCAGATGATTGAAGACGCTGTGATGAGTGAGCCGGGGATCACCGTCAATCAGCTTGCCGAGATGTTAGGGAAGGATCGAAGAACTGTACTGGGGAGGAGTCGTGATTCTCAAGTGGTGGAAGTCAAGACGAGTGCGGGCGGACGAGGAAAATCTCATCGTCTCTACCCGTCGGCTAACGGAGCTTCATCGAATGGAGGATCAGCGTGAAGCACAGGAACTTGACAGCGCCACAGAGGAAGTGGTTGCGGGAGGAAGTGCATCGACGCTCGAAGCGGCGAGCGGCGCGGGAGAACAGGATCAGGTTGCCGATTCTGAGGCAGGATGAGCGCGTCGCCCAAGGCCTTCAATGACTAAACTACTATGGTAGGCGGTCGCCGGATGGATCCGCTCAGTCCCCGTCCGGGGGAAGAGTACAGGTGGACGCGCTCATCGTGTCTTCTGAATGGCAACTACTTTGAACATGACACGAAACATAGCATTCCACGGTCGAACTACAGGTAGAAAGGTGACAAGGATATTTACTGTGCTTAGCGTATTAATATACCCACTACAACATATACTGAAAGTATATATGTTGTGTGGTATATTACTTGTTGCACATGCCAGTTTGGAGGGTTTATGATGAGTGACCCCGTGTTCATGAGCCACCCATCGGACGTGCTCCTTATGGCCTGGGGTAACACGGTTGGGAGCGAGTACCAACTGGGGCGGCTCGCGATGGCCCTTGAAGTGATAACCTCAATACGAAGTATTGAAGATGTGCCCGTGCTCGATGAACACTGCAAGGCCACTGTGGTCGCTGCGCTTGAAACCTTGATCGTAGATCAAGACCTTGAGGATGCGTACACGCTGTATGCCGAACTGTGTGATTGGCGTCAGGTCAGGTTTGTGCCCGACGTTTCGCTGCCTGGTACCGGCGCGATTGACGTAGCGCTATTTGCTGTTGATGACGAGTCCGCTTCTCCTGACGCCGCTCTTGAAGAAGCTGATTCTCGAACTGCCAAGACTCGTGCATTGACTGAGCTACATCGAAGTCAGGATGCTTCGCCCACTTCCGAGCCAGAGGAACGGCTCTACGAAGTAGAGCAAGCGCTGTCGAGCGCTGGATCCAGATCACCTGAAGCCCCGACTGAATCCGAAGATAGCCTGGGGCAAACTCAACTACCAGTCGATTTCGACCATCCTGAAACTTGAGCTGTGGGTAATGACCGTGCTTCTTGAAGTAAGACTCGAATGGGTGAGTCATAGGCCCTCGATTCGTCGTGTGAACGTGTGCGTTGGTACGAAATACGGGCGTTTTGGGGACGCCGAGGTCATGTTGCGCGATTCGACGTGTACGTGTATGTCGACGTGAAGTCCTGCGACCTAGGCGACCGGTGGTGTAGGGCATAAAAAAGGACGGGTGCCCGTGTTGGCACACCCGCCCATTGTACTGCCTTCAGCTGAAGGTAGCCGGCGTTACCGCTTCCGCCTGGCTGTGGACGACTTCTTGGACGTCGTCTTCTTGGTGCGACGCGGGGGAGCTTCCTCCTCCTCGTCCTCGTCTTCGTCGTCCTCCTCGTCTTCGTCCTCATCGACGGGCGCCTTCTTCTTCGTCGTCTTGCCCTTCGACTTGGACACCCGCTCCTTCAACTCCTCGAGCCGCTCCTTGCGCGACTCGCCCAACGCCTCCTTCGCCTCGTCGAGGTCGTCGAAGCCGAGCGCTTCGAGTGCATCGTCGATGCTGTCCCACTCGTAGCGGTTGTTCTCGTTCTTCTTGACCTTCTTCTGGCGAAGCATGACGCGGAGCTCACGACCCGACGTCTCGAGGGCCTCGGCGAGTTCAGCGGAGCCGATGGTGTCGGACTCCTTCTTCTTCTTCGCCTTGGCCTTCGTCGTCTTCTTCTTGCGACGAGGCGCCTCCTCGTCCTCGTCCTCCTCCTCGTCATCCTCGTCGACTTCGTCTTCGTCGACTTCGTCTGCGAGGTCCTCGAGATCGAGCTCGTCGTCGTCCTCTTCCTCGACGGTCTCCTCGTCCTCGACCTCTTCGATCTCCACACGCTTCTTGGTTCTCTTCGTAGCCACTTGCATGTCCTCCTTGTTGTTGACTGTGGCATTGACGAGTGCTGAAGAACGCACTCCTCAATCTTATCATACCCGCGCTGCCATGTCAAATGCTGGCCAATGACCACCGAGGCGCGCGTGGCAGGACTTCATCGCTGGCGTTTCTTCGCGACGTGCCGAACCCATCCGATTACGACTGCGAGGCTGATGAGTGAGAGCAGGAACAGCTGTGATTTATCCATCAGTAGCGCTCGCAGTGTTGTACCCGACCTGATGACCCGCGAACCACCATCGCATGGCGAGTACGCGGCTCTTGTCGTCCTCGATCATCCACGGGAAGTGAAGCTCGCAATCGGGGTCAGCGTCTTCGCGTGTGATGAGCGATGGGTACATCGCGCTGCCTGTCCGTTCCTTCGCCTTGCGTTGGCATGTGCATGGGTTCTGCTGTTCGTCCGTCGCCACCTCTCTGTGGGCCTTATCGTACTCCCAGGTGCCTGGGGTGTCGAAGCTCTTGGCGTAGGATAGGGTGAATGATGTGAGAACTTCTCCCAGACGGTTGGGAGCGGCTTGAAGGTCTTCGTCACGCTTGTTGGCTTCGTGTTCCTCCTTGAGGTTCTCGACGATGCTTTTGAGGTCCTCGAGGGCTTCGATGATGAGGTCGTAATCGACCACTACTTACCTCCCTTGGTGTGAACGCGGATCTCAACGTCGACCATCGCACGACCCGCCTCGTTGTCAGGCTGCTTTTTCGACTGCCACCCACAGGTGCAGGTGGCTTTGATCGTGCCTCGTGAGTAGATGTAGCTCCTCTTGTGCGTGGTGCTCATGATCCTCCTTTGATGCGGTCGATGATGTTGGGCAGGACTTGGCAAAGATACTTGCGGATGATGTTGAGTTCGAGGCGAGCCTTTTGTACGAGCCAACGATCTTCAGGCGTCACGACTTCCTCGTGCCATGACGCCATCAGATGCGCTCGCTGTGTTCGGGTTTGTAATCCCAGATCACCTTGGGATTGACGGTTGCGCCGGTGTGGTATCGCCTTAGATCTTCGCCTGCGTAAATGAGGCCGTAAGCGATGCCCCCGTCGAAGATGTTGTTGTATTGGACGATGCGGACGACGCGGATGTCATCACCGGGGTACAACCCATTTCCCCGGATGATCTCATCGACAGTCTCCCGCGAGTTGATTGTTGCCATGTGAGGAACTCCTTTCGCGTTGTTGTGCTCACATTATCGCAAATCCACGCCGCCTCGTCAACGCCTCAATGGCCGAGAACTTACGTGATGTACGTCGTGCGTGAGCAATATGGCGTACAATCGCGGTGTCCTGGACGTCGCCTAGGTCGATGGCCGCATCGTGTGTGTACGATGACGTTGACGTAAGAACCTCGTGACCTAGGCGTCCGAGGGTGTTAGGTCGCTGGGCTTGTCGATGCCCTTGGGCCAGTGTGACCATCCATCCTGGGCGGTGTAAATCATGGTGCATGTGGTATCGAAATCGTAGGCCAGAGCGTCGATGTGTGGATCGGCGTCGTCGCCTCCCGGGTACCCAGGTGCGACAACCCAGGCGGTTAGGATTACAGGGCCACCATCGTCCCCAGTGCCTGCGGACATGGTGATGATGTTGTGCCAGCCTGTCTCGACCTTGGCGATGCTGAATGTCTCACGCCATTCCGTCGAGAAGAAGTCGTCAAGCGTGACGGATTCGACGATGTTGTCGGCCTGGATCCAAGCGTTGGTGAAGTCGATCCACATATTGAGGATCTTCTTCTCGGGTTCGGACAACAGGTTGTACTGCTCTTGGCAATCGGGGTTCATTACAGATCTCCTTTGGCTTTGTGGGTGATTTCGGATAATGCGAGCGCGAGTTCTTCGGCCTCGTCGATGGTGAGTTCGAGTTTCACTACCCCGCCAATCGCCACGACAATCTGCCTGGCTGTGGTAGGGTTGAGTACCCATGGTAGGTCTATCAGGTCGACGACGACGTTGCCATCGCCAACCACCTCGGCATTTGCGGTCGGCATCCACATATTAGTCCATCTCGTAGGCAGCGTCGATGTAGGCCTCGGGCAGGATTTCGAAGCGAACCTCCCCATCGCTACCTCCCCATTCAACGGGCGATTCCTTGAGGAACTCGCGGACGTATTCGGCGAGGTTTTGGAAGTCGTTTGACCACAGGTTGTCGAACAGGCGAGCCCAGTTCTCAGACGCTGCGGCGAGGTAATCGCCACAATCGTCCATGTCGTGTTCGTGAGTCTCCTGATGGAGGAGCTGCATGAGGCACGTTCGACGCGCAGCGCGGTATACGTCGTAGGCCTGTTCGTCCGTCAGGTTCTCGATCTCCTCCATGGTGAGGGTGATCGGGGCGGGCAGCAACTCGCCCAGCCGCTTTGTGATTGCGTGGAGCTCGTTGTCCTCAGGCGAGCCGTTCGGGTATGTTGACCATGTGTGTTCCATGTTTCCTCCTAGGTGAGGTAGTCGTTGATGTGGGCGTCGATGATGATGACGGAATGGTCATCGGGATAGGACAGAAGATCGGCGTGGGAGTGCAGGTGAGACGAGCGTTCACGGATTGTCACGTCGCAGGCATCGTTGTTGGTGGTTTCAGGCAGAATCGTTGTAGCGATTTCGTAGGCGAGGTGACGGGCGTTCGGAGCGTAATCATGCGAGTCGCTGAGGCTGAATGGGCAGACGACGCGGATGTGGACGGCGTTGGGATCGTTGTCAGGGGTGAGGTTTTCAAACGTGAGAACCCCGAGGCGTGCGAAGCCTGTTTCCATCAGGGCCTCAGTGATGCCAAGGACGTGTGCGGGATTGGTGTCGATCATGTTTCCTCCTTAGGTTAGAGCTTCAGTGCCGTAGCGGCAGGGGTGTTTGCGGGTGAAAGCCTTTACGCGGTCGCGGAATGCGCGGATTGCATCACCATTCCACAGTAGTTCTTCGGCGGTCATGTTGTTGAGGGTGGCGGTCAGTTCACGGGAGAGCATTTCAGCCTCGACGGGCGTGAGGGCGAAATCGAAGTAGACGTCGTTGTAGCGCATGTGTTCCTCCTACAGGGTTGCGAGGATTGCGAGGATATCCGCCTCGGTGACGGGGGTGTAGGACGTGCGACATTCGAGGCAGAAGTGGTACGTGCGTGAGTTTATCCGTTCATTGATGATTGCCTCTGCCCCACAGTCACACCGAGGTGCTTCGGCGATCATCCGCCGCATACGTGCGAGGGTTGATTCGCGTGTGGTTGACGTTTTCATACACAAAGTATATCACAAAGTAGATCCGCTTACAACCTCCCTAGAGATCTCAGCCGAGGGCGAAATGGCTGGGGGTAGCGCCTGATGGTTGGGACAATAGTGGGACCTCCCCATCGGACCACTCTTGGACCATTTGACAAAGTCAAAAGGACATCGTATAATCAGCTGCATGGCCTCAAACTCAGTGGCTCGGGCCCAAAACCCGCCGATTTCAGTCCACGAAAGCGGAAATGGACAGCTGGAAGAGGTTATAACGCTCGATGAGGTCCGTAGGTCGGCTGCCAGACTGCTGGCCCAAGGATTTACGTCTCGACAAGTGGCCAAAGCGCTTGGAAGACGGTTAGTTCCGGGAACTCACCACTCAGCGCCGCGGAAAGTCGCCGAATCGGCGTATCACAAGCTCCGCAGATGGTGCCGAGACGATCAGCAGTTCCGCGATCTGATTTGGGAGTATTCAGTCCAAACCCTGGACCTCAAAACCCCGCTGATCTTGAATGGCGTTGCGCGGTCGGCTCAACGCGGGCGAGTCGATGCCGCGCGTTTGGCGTTGGAAGTTACCGGTCGGCACACTCCAAACCACGAGACTGTGGTCACCAACGTGACTGTACAGGTCGCCAACATACCTCGGCCGGAGCGATGAACCGGGCCCAGATTCAGAGACGCTTGGCTTGGTCTGGCTATAAGGCCGGGACTGAAGAAAAAAAGAGGAGCGCCGCGGCAACGGCGCCCCTCGAGGTATTACGCCTTGGGCTTGAAATGCGCCACGACTGCCTTCGCGGTCGCGGCGTCGATCACCCACGACGTGCCCTTCGCGTCGGCGGGCCTCGTGAAGTTCGCGCGCAGGTAAGCGCGGAGCTGCTTCGGCGAGACGTCGAGCGCCTTCGCGAGTTGGTTCGGCGTGTACGTTTTGGCTGTTGCCATGATGCTCACCTCCTTTCGAGCGGTGGCGTTACGTGATTACAGCTACATCATACACGATCCACAGCCACATGTCAACTTCCAGCGAGAACTTGGCCCAGATCCGTGGAAGCGAGGACTCCGCCCAGATCCGGGGATCGGCTAAAAGGCCGGAGGCTATAAGGCCGGCGTCGACCGGCGCCTCTCACCTCGATTCGAAGCGGAGGAGCAGGTACGCAACAGCGAGGAAGATCGCGATGCCGTCGATGGAGAGCAATGAGTGCACGCCGAGTAGTCCGGCGACGAAGAGCGCGGTGATGAGTATTGGAACAAGCATTTTGCCCCTTTCAGTGGCGTGGTTGGCGAACGCGAACGTTCGCATGTCGAACGGTTTGAGGGGGAGGGTTGGAAAGCCCCTCCCCCTCGTTCGGCGAACGCTAGGCGGTCGCGTCCGGGTTGCGCTTCCTGAAGTGTTCGAGCGTTTGCTTCGCCTGCGCTTCGCTCAGAACCCAGGTGGTACCCTTCGCCTCAGGCGGACGCGTGAACGTCTGGCGAAGGTACGCGCGAACGATCTTTCCGCTGATTCCGAGCGCGTTCGCGAGCGCCTCCGGGCGGTATGTTTTCGCCGACTTCGTGGGTGCCATTCGATCGTTCCTTTCGTTTGTGGGTTCGCTTCCCGAACCCGATGCACACATACTAGTCGATCGTTCGAACGTTCGCAAGTCGAGTCCGTAATCGTTCGCGGTCGAACCATAAGCGAACGCGATCGTTCGCTGCCTAGGCAGTACCTACGCGAACGTACGTTCGTTTTCGCGTTCGACAACGACCCCCTGCCACGCCCACGAGGAGGAATCGTGGAGATTTTCGTCACGCGCGGAGCGAAGCGAGTCGGACGCGGAGGATTAGTGCCGATCAGAACCACCTATGCGGATGGGGTACTGGGGATGGGGACGTGCTGAGTGCCCGCCGAACTCGCCGCATTGGGGGCGCTACTGTCGGGGATTGCAAGTCTCATTGCTGCGATCCTCTCCAATCGCTCCGTCAAGCGACGGGAGAGAGGTGCGTGCGAGCAGCGGATCGAGGATATCAGAACCGCGTTCGCTGCGGGGCTGAAGTATGAGCCTCGGGAACCTCAGCGGAAAGCGACCTAGTGTAGGTGCTACCCTACTCGTCACCGCGCTTATCTTCGCTGGCGGCACTGGGTTTCTCACCGCTACGGCTGTGGGTGTCGGTACGCAGACTGCAGAGCGCACGGTCACGATCAACGTCACCTCAGGTCCGCAAGGACCTCCTGGCCCGCCAGGGCCGAAGGGTGACACGGGGCCCCCAGGCCCGCCTGGTGCTCAGACGTGTCCGACCGGTTACACCATCGGAGACTTGGTCATCAACCACCCAGGAGGACAGGTGACGCTGCATACCTGTTTGAAAGACTAATGCCGACCGGGCGCGCTATCGGCTACGTTCACTATGGTCCCGAGGAGTTGAAGACTGCAGTGACGTTGGAGCCGCCCGAGGGGGCGTATCGTGCCTACCTCCACTCAGAGATTGGGTTCATCCGCTACCTCCACGGCCGTGGTCAGTTGCCGACGAAGAACGAGGGCTTCCCACTATTGCCCGACTACCCAGACGAGTTCGACACAGATCTTGAACTCCTCTCTGTGGTCGCAGGCATGCAAGACTCAGCGCTCAGTGTCTACTACTACGGGACATAGGGGGTAAGTAATGCCAACCATAGCTGGGGGTACGGCTGCATCTGAATGGCGCATCGGGCAACCGCTCAATGTCGGCATCTTCAACGCGATACCGATCTCGGCTGGGCAGACCCTCAACGGTCCCGCAGTCGACGTCTGTGCTGATTCCGCGGAGCTGACCGTCACTTACGAGATGACGGGCGGTGCGAGTGCTGACCTGACTATCTACGTCTGGCCGGTCAAGTCTGACGGTACGATCATGACCAGCATTCCTCTTCCGGCCATCCGCTCTATAGGGCCGACATTCGGTAGCGGTGTCGTGCAGTTCAGCGGCACTTACGATGTGAGTGGTTACAAGAAGGTCCAGCTTGCGGCGAAGAACAGTAACGCTGGTGCTCAGACCATCAACGAAGTCCGCTATCGCATAGCCAATATGTCGTAACCGGGGGGGGGCGGTATGGCAACCAAGCGTCGCAAGGGCGGTCTGAATATCCACATCAAGCCTTCGAAGCAGGGCTCCCTCCGCAGAGCGACGAAGACCAAGAAAGGCAAGAACATTCCCGTCTCGACGCTGCGCCGACTCAAGAGGTCTCGCTCACCTGCGATGCGGAAGAAGGCGAACTTCGCCCTGAACGCGAGGAAGTGGGGGCACCGCTGATGGCTCGGAAGAAGCGGGGCTTTTACGCCGCTCAGCATGCGGGAGGCGCTGGTCCCAAATCCCGTCGAGGCTCTGTGGGCAAGGCGACTAATGCGTGGAAGAAACCGATCAAGCCGAAGGGCTTCAACAGAAGGGGGTTCAAGCGATGAGTCAAAATCCCACGGGTCCTGGTGGGGGGCCTACTGGAACGACCGGCGTGCCGGGTGGAGGTCCCGACGTGCGGACCGGCTCCTACGACGGTGACGGCGACAACGACACGGAGGACGCAGGGCAGCCTGGTGGCGGAGGCGACGTGTCCCCGCCCGCGGGGTCTTCAACGGCAGGTCAACCCAGCCATCCTGCGGGGAGGTAGAAACTGAGTGACTGAGAAGGTCGTTACCCTCGCCTACGATCCGAACCCGAAGCAGGGTGAGGCTCATGCACTCAAGGCCAAGTACCGCGGTTTCTGTGGCGGGTGGGGTAACGGCAAGACGACGTGGGGGTGCGTGGAGACGTTCTTGCGTCTGATCGAGTTCCCCAACACTGAGTGCATCATCGCGAGGAAGACGCGCCCTGAGTTGAAGTCTACCACCTGGCGTATGTGGGCTGATGGTGACACGCAGCCGCATGGGTGGCATGGTGTGCCCAGGGAGATGATCCGCAAGCACAACCGCAGTGACTTGTACATGGAGCTCATCAACGGGAGCACAATCCATGGTCTGCCGCTTGACGATCCGAAGAAGCTTGAGAACTATAACCTTGGGTTCTTCTGGATCGACCAGGCGGAGGAGGTGGAGGAGGACATCTTCCTCAAGTTCCATGGCCGCTTGCGTCAGCACGCTGCTCCCAGGGAGGGACTGCTCACGTTCAACCCCAACGGCCATAACTGGCTGTGGAAGCGCTTCATAGACGAGCGGCGCGAGGAGAAGGACAAGACTAGGTATCGGTGCATCGAGGCTACCCCCTTCGACAACCCGAACCTGCCGGACGACTACCTCGAGCAGTTCGAGGGTCTACCGAAGCATTGGTATGACCGCTTTGTGTTGGGGTCTCACGACGTCTTCGTGGGGCAGATCTTCATCGACTTCGACCCGGACTTGCACGTCATAGAGCCGTTCAGGATCCCAAGCGGGTGGGAGAGGTGGCAATGCTACGACCCTGGCATACGCCACGAGGGGGCGCTCTCCTGGATCGCTCGGGACTACGATGGGAACTGCTACTACTACCGCGAGGTGTTGGAGGCGGGTCAAGATGTCTCTTGGTGGGCTGCCACGTGCTTCGAAGAGGAGAACTCTAACGACTGGGGCGGACCGGAGGAGGAGGTATATCGCCGTCTGGTGGGGCCGGAGGCACGTATACGTTCTCAGAGTGATGGCCGGTCCGTCCTGGACCTTCTTCACGAGAATGGGATCTACCCCGAGTTCTCGGATCGCGATCCTTCTGCTCGTATCTCTCGTATTACTGAGTACCTCCGGCCGAAGGTAGGCCACGCTCACCCACTGGGCGTTGATCGTCCTGAGGGTGCGCCACGTCTCTACATCTTCGGTGATTGTGAGAAGATGATCGAGTACCTTCCGCAGTACCGTTGGAAGCCACAGAGGACGAACTTCACAGAGGAGGATCCACCTGAGCGGCCGCGTAAGAAGGATGACCACAACATCGACTGCCTCGGGCACATCTTGGTGGCACTCGACGATGAGCCAGAGATCCCAGACATTCGTCGACCGCGAACTGCGGCGCAGATCGAGGCCGCGGAGCTTGATCAGCACTTCGAGGAAGAGTTAGCGCTAGCCACTTCGGTTTCAGGCAGGTACCGAATCGGACAGGTGGTGCAAGCATAATGGCATGGAACGATCAACCACCCAAAGGCGGGCCAATGGTCGTGGTCGATGGGTTCCCTGGACCAGTGTACCCGCCGGACCATGCGAAGGGTCCCACACCCGATAGCGACTTCGTGATCGCGCTCAAGCGGACGGCGGCTCGTTTGGGTGCTTGGCCTTGGGACCCTGAGGGTTGGGATAACTCCTACAGCAACCGCTTCGCGCATGGCGATGGTTGGGGTGACGCCACGCACGCGGGCATCGAGGGGTTGCAGAACTGGAGTGGTACGATTCAACCCACTGGCAACCTCGGTGAGGCGACCTTCAACTTCCTGCGCAGTGTGAAAGTCCCGCAGGGACGTACACATGCCGGCGAGATGGCAATGGACTCGGTCGCTATCAACCTCGTCAACGCGGCTTATCACGCTGCCAACCCAGCCCCTCCACCGACCAAGTCCAAGCGTGAGCAGGCGCTCGGCTTGGCGATCACGCAGATCGGTACGAAGGAATCACCGGCTGGTAGCAACCATGTCAAGTACACTGACTGGTACGGGATGGTGGGACCGTGGTGCGCGATGCTCGTGACCTGGTGCTACGAGGGGCCGAGCGGCGTTTGGCCTGCCAGTCCCACCTTCGACGTGCATGCCTCTCGGTACTCCTACGTACCCTACATCGTCAGCGACGCCAGCCACGGTCGGTACGGGCTCTCGGTCACTACCACACCAAAGCCTGGCGACTTGGTCTGTTACGACTGGGAGCGGAACGGGGAGTATGACCATGTGGGGTTCTTCGAGGACTGGGTCAGTGGCCACGAATTCACTGCCATCGAGGGTAATACCAGCACAAGCAACGACTCCAACGGAGGCGAGGTCATGCGCCGTACACGAGATGTGAACGGGCAAGCTACAAAGTTCATCAGGGTGGCGGAGTAGATGGAAACTAAGCCGGGGTACAAGACCACCGAGTTCTGGCTGACGATCCTCACCAACATCGTGATTGGCGCCAACCTGGCGGGAGCGTTTAGTGGGATCCCGAACAGGTATGCTGCCTTAGTCGCGGCTATCGTCAACGGTGCCTATGCCATCAGTCGTGGCCAGGCGAAGCAGGGTGTAGCATACGATCCGAAGGCGGGAGGAACTAATGCATCTAGTTGAGCGCATGACGTTGCCACCGAACACCTGCCTCGTCTGTGGCTGTGGTAACACGCCGGACGGGGTGACGGGCATCGTGGGCCCCTTTGTCGACCTCGGGATCGACTACAACTGGGGCGATTCGGGTTACCTCTGTCAGGACTGTGCTGGCAAGGTGGCGGTGCTGATGGGCTGGATCTCTCCTGATACGGAGAAGGTGATTCGTCTGCAGGTCGCGAAGTTGGAGCAGAAGATCCACGATCTGGAGGCGACGATTGACCTGAAGCGCAAGCGTGAGCGGCAGGCGTTGAAGAAGGCGAGGGCATCGTCCTGATGACTTGGGCTGCTCTAATCGTGGGCATTCTCTTCGCGACGGGTTCGATGGGCCTGCTCGGGTATATCGCCCTAAAGCTCTTCAGATCGTCCGCAGAGATAGCCCGCGCGACGAGTGTTGCACATCAGCGCACACTAGAGTTCCTCGAGCATATCCATGATCGCAACATGGACCAACTGTCTCAGATGGCGGACCGCTTCATGGCGTTGGACTTCGCAACGTTCAAGAACTACCAGCTAGCGGAGGCGGCTGAGTTCGGTGGGCTGGAGGAGCCTGAGGTGGCGGTGGAGGCGTACACGCCGAGTGGTGCAGTAATCCCCATCGGAGATGAGGTACGACGCCGCCTCGAGGCTGCAGCGAATGAGGAGAAGTTGTTGGCTGAAGACTTCGGTGAGGGTTGGGATGAGGGGGAGGGTAACCGGTGAGAATCGGCGAATCTCGTGGTCGTGACGACCTGCTTAGCGCCCTGAAGACGACGTATGACCGCCGCATACTGTTGAGGCGTGCCCGAGAAGTTGTCTGGTGGAACTCGATCGCGTTGGTCGCTGGTGACCACTACGCTCGGTACAACCCCAACCGGGCGCTGTATGAGGACCGCGATCCGGCCTTTCAGCCTGACTACGTGGATAAGAAACCGCGGATGGTGGTGAACCACGCCCTAGCGGTCGCGCGGACAGAGCTGGCCAAGCTGACCAAATCGCGGCCAATCATGGAGGTTGTTGCGAACTCCAACGAGCCGGAGGACATTGCCGCCACCAAGGTGTCGAAGGCGGCGCTTCAGTACGCGGATTGGCGTTTCAAACTGATGAAACTGCGCAAGCAGGCGTACTGGTGGATGATCGTCTGTGGGGTGGGTGGCCGGTACGTTGGTTGGGACTACCTCGACGAGAGTGCGGGTCAGATCGAGTTTATGATCGACCCCGCTACAGGCGAGCCGACGTTCAATCCGTTGCGCCAGCGTCAGCTGGAGCAAATGGAAAGTGCAGGCGTGATCGATGAGCTCGAGAAGGATCGCTATCCGATGGGGGAGATCGAGAACAAGGTCTACTCCCCCTTCCAGATGCTGCCTGACGAGACGGCGCTGGACTTCGATGAGTGTCGGGATATCATCGTGACGGACGTGGTGGATGTCGATGAACTGAAAGGCATCTACGGGCGTTCGGCTGCGTATGTAAATCCCGAGGTGCCACAGCTGGGCGTGGTCGAGCGACGTATGATGGAGCGTATTGGCGCGGTTAATCCGCTGATGGAGTCGAGGGCGGAGAACGCTGCCTACGTCCATACGTACTGGCTGGAGCCTGGGTTCTATCGGAACAACTCGTTCCTCGAGAATGGCATCATGCTGCGGTGGTGCCAGGACAAGATACTTGACGTCTCTGGTGCGTTTCCATACCAGGATAGTCGGTTGCCGTTTGCCTTCTACACGCACATTCCCAGTGCTACCTCGATTTGGCCACAGTCAGTGATGGAGCAAATACGCGATCTGAACTTGGAGATCGACAAGACTACGTCTCAGCTCATCGAGAATAAGGACTACATGGCCAATCCGATGTGGCTCATCGCAACCCAGCACAAAGTGAAAGGACAGATGAAGAATGTCGCGGGTGGAGTTGTCAGATACGTCCACGTCCCAAATGTGCCGCCACCCGCTCCCGTACAGGGCGTCCAAATGCCAGCGCAGGTTGAGTCGCTCCTCGCGGGCTTGCGTGAACAGATCCTTGACGTCTCAGGCCAGAGTGAGGTCAGCAGAGGTAGCGTCCCGACGGGGGTACGCAGTGGTGTGGCCGTAGCGTACCTGCAGGAGGAGGACGACACGAAACTGGGGCCGACGATTGACAACATGGAGCAGGCTATCGCATTGGAGTCGTCTCTGACCTTGGAGCGATTTTCCCAGTTCTATACAGCCCCGCGGATTCTCCGCTTCTACCGCCACGATGGCAAGTTCGACGTCTTGAAGTTCAAGGGTGCTGACCTAAAGAACAATACCGACGTTGTCTGTCAGGCGGGCTCCATGATGCCGAAGATGAAGGCTGCGCGGCAGCAGTACACACTTGAGCTTGTCAGTCTTGGTATCCTTACGGATCCCAAGGAGATCAAGGAAGAGTTGGACTTGGGTGCGGGTGAGCCGGACAATAACGATAAGGCTGTGGCACAGGCAGACCGTGAGAACAACATCATGCTCCACGGGTTGGGGCTTGGCATGTTCACGCTGCCGACCAACGCGCAGGACAGTGACATCCAGAAGACTGTCAGTGCGGCAGTTCCCGTGAAGGCGTGGCACAATCATGCTCTCCACATCGAGCGCCACACGTCGCAGATGATGGATGAGGAGTTCGATCAGCTCTCAATATCTCACCCGGGGATTCCGAGGCTGTTCGACGAGCATGTAGCCATGCACCAACAGTTCTTGGCCCAACAGCAACAGCAGCAGGCTGCTATGCTACAGGCCGCAAAGGGTGCACCTGGAGGACCTCCTGCCGGGCAACAGCAAGTTGGTGGAGCAAATGGGACGCCTCCACCACCTCCGAACACAGCACTGCCTCCAGCGCAAACGAGGCAGACTACGAACATGCCCGACATAATCGGTGGCGGCATGACCAACCTCCAGGTGCGCCAACCTAGGGCACTACCAGACACGAGGGCGAGGGCCTGATGCCATACGCCAACGTACCGAAGCATCTCTGGGGCAAGATGGACGACTGCGTCACCCAGGTGAAGGCGAAGGGCAAGGGGAAGAACGCCTACGCGATCTGTTACAGCTCTGTGGTTGGCAGTGAAATCTCGACCGCAGCAAAACAGCGACTGAAGGGGAAGGGAGGTAAGTAGAGTGGCACAAAGGTCAAGCAGCAGGTCTGCAGCGTCGACTCCTGAGGAGGAGACTCCCGACGAGGAGGCGACTGAGACGACAGAGGAAGAGACAGCTGAGGACGACGAGGCGGCAACCGAAGAGGGTGCTGACGACGCTCCTGCCGAGGCGGTCGCATCTGATACTCCGCTTGCGGAGGTCGATGTGGCAGATATCGGTACGGACAAGCTCGAGGGCGAGAACGACCCGGTGATCCAGGCCGGTGAGACGTGGGTGACGCTTGCAGAGCACGAGGGTGTTCCTGACTGGGCGGTTGGCAACATCGCTCAGGTCATCTCGGCTCCCACCGTCACCACTGTGGACGAGGACACAGGTGCTTCGACTACGGTCAACCCGCCGAATGGCGTGTACGAGGTCAGGGAGAGGTCCCAGGGGCCGACGTTCTTCCTGCCGCGTGACGCCTTCGAGGAGGTGCACTCGCACGGAAGGCCGCTGACGTTCGCATGACCGAAGACCTCCACAATCTGAACGATGCGTTGGCTTACTTGGACAAGAAGGCCGTCCACACGAACCAGGGGACATTCGTCAGGTTGGAGGACGTAAAGGAGGCGATGCAAACCGTCCAGGATACACGGGCGATTGAAAGGGCTACAGCTCCTCGGCCCAAGACGATGGAGCAAGCTAAGCAGATGGTCCGTCAAGACGAGGACTTGATGAAGGAGTTCCAGACGGACAAGGTAGCGCCGCCTGGTCATTCTGTACCTGCAATGGTCCCCGAATCGCCGTCGAGGGCGTAAAGCGTAGGGACAAGGAGATGGGATGAGTTCAGGACAAGAACTAACTCGAGAAGTGTTGGATAGGATGCGCGCTGATGGCATCGACCCGTCTAAGCCCCTAGAGGGTCAGGGTGGGACTCCAGCACAGGGTACCGGAGAGGCTCCGGCCCCTTCCACACCTCCCGCGGGGGAGTCAAACGCCGATAACAGTGGACAGGGCACACCGGAAACGGTTCCGTACTCCCGCTTTGCGGAGGTTAATGGCCGTATGAGGGACCTCGAAACACGTTGGGGGATCCTCGACGAATACGGTATCGAACCTGACTCCGCGGTTCGACTGGCTAGCTTCGAGGCTGCCTACATGCAGGACCCCTCGGGGACGATCTCTTCGATGGTGGACCAACTGGACTTGCCCGACTCTCAGAAGAGCGCTGTCAAGGCGCTCCTCACCAACGAGAGTGCTGTGGCGCAGATGACACCCGCCGACGATGGGCAAACGCCCCCCGCTGAGCTTTCTGCAGAGGTGAAAGAGGTCGTTGATTGGGTCCGCGAACGCCGCGAGACGGAGGCTCAGACTGAGTCACAGCAGCGACTCGACCACGTAGTTGGCCATTGGCGATCACTCGATCAGAACGATGGTATTCAGGTCCCCGAACGTCAGCGTCTTATGTATATCCAGACAACCGCAGCGGCTGGTGGATTCCAGACGCTCGAAGAGTTGGCTGAGAGAGCACGAGATGCCTGGCTCGAGGATCGAGATGCCAACGTAGGGGGAGTGATTCAGCGAACGAGAACGGGATCACCTCTTGCGGTACCCTCTGGTGGAGTTCCTCCCGCCACACCTGTTGTGCCCCGCACAATGGAGGAGGCACGGAAACTCATCAATGCGGATATCGCAGCAGGTCGAATCCCTGATCTGAGAGGAGAGTAGTCGATGGCAGCAACCGCAGCGATCATTGACCGCGGAGCCGCCGGAGATCTGTTCTTCCGGGTTGTAGATGTGACCTTCGACGGGTCTTACCCAGGTGGGGGTTATGCCCTCACTCCGCAGCAGTTGGGGCTGGGGCTGAACGGCACGATCTTCGGCGTGTTCGGCAACACCTCCAAGACTGCTGGGTGGATGGTCGGATGGGATTACACAAACTCGAAGCTCCAGGTCTTCGATGGCTCCGGGGCTACAAGCGTTGCCATGCATGAGGCAGCAGCGGCCACAGTGCTGACAGGTGTTGTGGCCCGCGTGTTCGTGCTCGGCAAGGGCCAAGGCTAGAAGGGAGGAACTAAGTGCAGACTACATCCGCTGCTGATCAGATCCTCCAGAACTACTATCTCCCTGTCGTCCGGGAGATGGTGAACCAGCGTGCGATCCTGCTCTTCGGGTATTCGCCTGCTGAACTGGAGAGCGGATCAGGCTCCATGAATGCCACTGAAGGCGAGACGATGGACTACCGCGGTATCTCTCGTGACGCGGAGATCATCGAGTTCGCTGGTCGTCAGTGGGTCGTTGCTGTCCACACTGGGCGCAACGAGTCGGGTACTGCACGCGCGGAAGGTGGCACGTTGCCGCCGGCTGGGCAGCAGTCCTGGAACGACCTCATCGACAAGGTCCGCAAGCTGTACAAGCAGATTCAGCTGACGGGCTTCTCGATGGAGGTCACCGAGCGTAGCGTCGGTGCATACCTGCGGCTGCTCGAGGGTGAGACCGTTGGTGCGGTTAACGACCTCCGCAAGGACATGAACCGCCAAGCGTTCGGCGATCAGTCAGGGATCCTCGCCAACATCACGGCGAAGGGCACCAACACGATCACGGTCGACAACCTGCAGTACCTGAGGGTTGGCATGTATATCGACTTCGTCAACTACTCCACGCTGGCTGTGGTCGGTACGGCGAACGTGCAGATCACTGCCATCGCACCGTCCACTCGCGTGGTGACGTACGGTGGTGCTGATCAGTCGGCGTCGATCACGGCGGGTACTCACGTGCCGATGCTGAACGGCAACGCGGGACTGGAGATCAACGGCCTGAGGAAGGTCGTGCGCTCCGATCTGTCCCAGAACTACTCGCTACACGGCATTGACTCATCTGTTGCCGGCAACGAGTGGTGGAAGGCGAAGCAGACCGACGGTGGCAACGTCACCTTCGACGAAGACGTAGGCCAGCTGTTGCTCGACCAGATCGGTGCAGAAGGCTGGGAGACTCAGATGATCTTGACGACTCGCGGTATTCGCCGCCGCTACGTCAACACGCTGAAGGCCATGAAGCGATGGAACGACTCCAGCGCGCTCACGCTGCACGGTGGGTTCAAGTACATCGACTACAATGGGCTTCCCCTGGTCTTCGACGACGACTGCCCGAAGCAGTACATGTTCTTCATCCGCCCGGACGACTTCCTGTGGGTCCAGCTCAACGGGAATGACTTCAGGTGGATGAACAGGGACGGTGCAATCCTCCGCAAGGTCGAGACCACCGACCTCGACGCCTACAAGGCAACCCTCTACAAGTACTGCGATCTCGGCGTGATGAGGCGTAAGACTCAGGGGGTCATCTACAACCTGGCCGACGACATTCCGTAGGCCGCGGGGGAGGCTGGCGATGGAGCTTAGGGCGATCAAGTCCTACTACGATAACCGGCGGGGGCTGGTAACGCTGGACAACGACGTCCTCTCCATCGTCAGCCAAGTCCGCGAGCGGTACGGGAATCGGATCCGCATCTGCTGGGATGAGTTCTCTGAGCACTTCGTATTCTCTGAGGTATGTGATGACCAGGTGGAGCGACTGATCTTCACGACGCCCGAGCTTGATGGCCGAGCGCTGGATCGACTGATTCGATCAGACAGTCAGCTGCGGGGGTACGTAGATCCGTACGATGCTGCAGAGCGCGAGCAGGATGCGCTCGAACAAGCCACGAATGATGAGACACGCGCGAGGGTAAGTGAGCCCCTCGAGCGCTTCATCCACCAGTTGAAGAGGGATGGCACAGAACCTCGCCTACCACTGGCTGTGGCAGTACCTAAGGAGGTGAGAGATGCCGACGACTAACGGGCAACTTCAGCTGACTGACTTTGACGCAGCGCTTCTCGCTCGAGGCTTCGATGCGTTCCAGCCGGTGGAGCGGACGCAGATGATTAACCTCGGGTATCGGTATGTCGCTCGTAAGTTCCCATTCTTCTGGCTGCGGTCGCAGAAGAACTACACGATCAACCCTGGTGATGCACCACTAGCTATCGCGGGAGGTGCACCTCTCACTCCGAACAGTGTGATGAACGTAGATATCACCAGCGACCCGTACCGTCGGAAACTTGAAGTTGCGTCCGAGGACTACTTCCGTCGTCGTTGGCAATATCAGGATCTCACGGCGGCGCAGAACAGAGGCACTCCCGTGAGGTACTACGTTTACGCGGGATCGTTGTACCTTCTCCCACCGCCCCAGGCGCAGATTACAATCACAGTCTTCTACTACCAGTACCTCGCAGACATGGTGAACCTCACTGACGTGTCGGCCTTGCCACAGATCTATGACGAGGTGATTCTCGACGCTGCGCTTGTGCGGTGTCATCGGCGAGCGCATGAGCTCCAACTTGCTCAGGAGGCGCAGGGCCGAGTGAACGAGGCTGTGGACGACATGCTTGGGGATGATATCTGGGAGATGGAGGAACTACAGGAGCGGGTCCTGCCCGACGATCAGTGGCTATGAATCAGCGGGATATACCTATCACGCGCGAGCAAGTGCAGGGCTGGATCGACTCCTGGGACAAGACGGGGACGATTGAGGACCACATTCGCGCCGAGGTCGAGGCCTTAAAGCTCCCGGACGATCAGGTCAACACGTTCACCCACGACAGCCTACCAGACACGATGCCGATAGCAGACTTCATTATCGAGGACTTGCCTTCTTATGTCGTCAGTAGCTGACCTCAGGGACCTACGCGCCAAGACCCAGGGCTTCGCTGGCGGGGTCAATATCCGCGACGCTGTGGATCAGATCGCGCCGGACGAGATGGTCAAGTGTGAGAACGCTACGCTGACGCAGAAGGGCGGCCTGGACAAGCGGCTCGGCACTCAGTCGAATGGCACATTCGGCGTGAGCGCAGACCGAGGCCTCAGCGACTACACGTATTACCGCCCAGGCACTAACCCTCAGGTCCTCCTGCACACGACGGCGGGCAGGTTGTACTACACCAACGACCCATCAGCGAACCCGATTGTGTGGACCCAGATCGCTTCAGGCCTCTCTACAACGACGCCTATGTCCTTTGAGACCTTCACCTCGAAGGTGTTCTTCTGCGAAGGGACGGTGTATGCCTCCTGGGATGGATCAACTTACACTACCTATCCCTCCGCACCGCTTGGTAAGTATTTGCGGTTGTGGAAGGACACGATGTGGATGTCAGGGATTGCTGCGCTGCCCGACCGGGTATATTCGAGTGCCGCTGGCGATGCTACATCGTGGCCCGCAGCGAACTGGGTCGATATCCTCAGGGGCGACGGCGATGCAGTTAACTCTCTGGCCTCAGACGGCCTCTTCCTGATAGTCGGCAAACAACGCCGAATATCTGTGATCTACGATCCGTCGCTGTTCGCTAACCGCACTGCAGACTACGAGAAGGGTACTGAGTCTCATCGGTGCTGGATACATATGGAGGACAAGCTCTACTTCCTCTCGCGGCTTGGTGTTTGTTGGTGGCAAGGCGACACCTCAGCACGACTTATCTCGTATCGTATCGACTCCCTCTTCCGCCCAGAGATCTTGAATCTTGGTGCCCTCAACTACGCTTACGCCTACCAGATTGGCGGCAAGTGTGGATGGGCGCTTCCTGAGGCGGGTTCGACGATACCCACCCTCATCATCGAATACTACCCACGCCTGGGGCCAGTCTACCAGATCAGCGGAAACATCGGACCGGGTCCTTGGGTAATGCATCGCATGCCTCTATCGACGTTTACCACAGTGAGGTACGGGTCAACCGAATACCTGTATGGCGCGCACAACGGAGCGAATAAGTACATGTGGGCTTTTGCGCCCGTGGGTACAGACGATGGTGCAACGTTCTCCACCACCGTTCAGACGGGGTACTACGACATGAGCGACCCGATCATGTATAAGTACCTACGTCGGGTGAAGATCGTGGGACGTGGCAAGTTCACATTCCAACTGAAGCGGAACTTTGGAAACGGGGTATACGTCACGAAGCAGATAGACTACAGTCAGCTCACTGACTACTGGACTGTGGCTGATGCATGGGGTGTTGGGACGTGGGGTCCCGACGATAACGTCAAGGAGGCGATAGTGAATCTTGATGCCTACGGACGCAACTTCGCCATCGCTATCACCGACTCCGAGACTACGACTGGGAGGCTGACGTTGCCTGTCGGGTCGAAGGACTACAGTCTGGTGATGGGGGAGTGGTCCTTTTACGAGTCGACTTTCGATGCTCAACTCCTGGGACTGAGGAAATGACCGCCTACAACCTCGTCAATCCAGGGTCGATGGTCGCGGGTCAACCCGAGGATATCTCCCAGGTCCTCGCTAACTTCACGGCGATTCAGAACGTCCTCAACGGGAACGTTGATGATGGTAACATTAAGCCTGGGGCTGGGATTAACCCGTCAAAGATCTTGGGCTATCCCAACGACGCCTCCAAACTCCTCCGCGGTGATGGTGCCTGGAACCCAGCACTGATCGGTGCAGCAGCTGGGACAAGTCTCTTCGCCTCCCGTGTAGCAGCAGACACCAACGACCGCTGGCACTCACTTGCCAGTGGCCAACTTGAGTGGGGTCCTGGCAACGCAGCAGTCGACGCCAACCTGTACCGGTCGGCGGCGGCTGTGCTCAGAACAGACGGGGCGCTCTCATCCGGTGCATACGGCATCAGTCTTCCCGCCTCTCCCGTGGACGGCCAGGAGTACACGCTTGTTGACTCGCTGACGAACCCGACCTACCAGTGGCGCTTCCGTTACAACGCCGGGAGCACATCGTCATACAAGTGGGAGTTTGTGGGCGGCGCACCGAAGGTCATCACCGACCTCACGGCCCCCAGCACGACGAGCAGCAGTTATGTCCTGCTTAGCGGCGGTCCTGTGTTCACCATACCCAGAGCAGGCGAGTATGACCTCGGGATGTCGTGCGCCTTGTATAGCGACACGGCGGGAGGCGGGGCAGGGGGCGGTGTCAGCGTCCCCGGCGTCGGTGTTCCAGCGGAGCTTTCAGCTTCTTGGGCCAGTTTCCCGCTCGCATGGAACGGAGGGACGTTTTCGGTGGACGCCATGAGAACGATCTCTTCGGGGGATGTAGGGGTTTACAACGCCAGAATTGGCACCACTGGGACTGCGTATACCAACATGCGAACGCTGAGAGTCAGGCCGAGAAGAGTCTCGTAACCACTAGATAATGCCAGTCTCAACTAACTTCCCCCAATCACCCTCCAAACAGTCTGAGCTCGTGCAGATGGTCTGGACTGTGTGGCAGAATGTGAGGTACCTGGCGAACCAAGTTCTCGACCCCTTCATCAACAAGTTCCAGCAGGGGACGGCGACGATCACGAACCCCGCCACCACTGTGACTGTGGTACATACGCTGGGCATAGCGAGTTACCAAGTGCAGGTCGTGCCCCTCGGCGATCCTGTGAGTCGGTACTGGGTAAGTGGCAAGACGAGTTCTCAGTTCGTCATCAATCTCTCAGCAGCACCTGCAGGATCTATGTCCTTCGACTGGTCGATAAAGGCGGTGTAGCGTATGAGTACAATGATCCCGAACCCCCAAACTTCGGCGATCCCCGCGGATGCAGCGGGTACGATCAATGCGCCGCCGAACGATGACCCGAACCTTTACGTAGACCCCGTACAGTCTTTTGGGTTGCCCTCGCAGTACATGCTCGATCCCACTATCGACGCCTCCATCCAGCAGGGCGCTCCGATGGGAGCATTCACTGACTCTCAGTACCTCGCCGACGAGGCAGGACTGAGGAACCAGATCGCTCAGCAATATACGGACCTGCTCCAATCACTAGGCTACCGAGGCCCGGGTGGTCAGGTGATGCCGGGTCGTCTGATCCAAGACGCCAACATTCAGATGGCTCAATATCAGCGCGCCCTGCAGGACTCGGCAAGGCAGGTCATTCAGCAGGCGCAGCAGCAGGGAACAGTCTTCTCAGGCATTCGCCCACAGCTGCTTGAGCAGGCACAGTACCCCACGCGCACCTCGATGGGCGGACTGATTCTCAACACGAACCGCGGTCTCGAGGATATCTACAACCAGGCGACGAAGCTAGCCTCGAGCTACAACACGCAGAACAATCAGCTTCTCGCCTCCGCTGCCGCACGACAGGCTGCAGCCCTCATGGCTGCACCCCCGTCGATCAACATTAACTACCCATCCCCAGCGGCGCCAGCACCGGCTGACACGACGCCCACTGATACAACGCCGCCCGACGTTCAGTACTCAGGCCCTGTCGATGTGCAGCAACCTGCGGCGGTGGGTTCGGCAGACAGTCCCTACTACTATGGCGGTGGTGGTTACTCGCCGACCTATACCCCGCCAGCCCCTGCACCGAAGCCGGTTCAACCTTCAGCTGTGGGGTCAGCGGATAGTCCATACTACTACGGTGGCGGTGGTACCAAGCCGAGGAGGTGAGATATGGCCGAAGCAACAATACCCGATAGCGGCGGTGTGAGCCGCGTTACGAATCCGCCTCAGGGCGAGGCGAAGAATGAGCCGCCATTTGTCCTCGGACTGCAGCCCTCTGCGGTAGGTTCAGCCGATAGCCCGTACTACTACGGGGGTGGAGGAGGTATGCCTTCGCCGTCGCCGAGTGGTGATTCGAGTCCCACTGATCCGCTCCTCAAGCAGGCGCAGGAAGCTGCAGCGTTGGAGATCTCGGGTCAGGTCAATCCATTGCAGGCGCAGATCTCTGGGCTTCAGAGCAACCAGCAGGCTGCGGCAGCGGCGATTGGTCAGGAGTTTCAGCAGATCCTTCCATCTGTGGCAGACTCGGCGAGTCGTCTCGAGGCGGCGAACGCGAACAACCTCAACGCTGCGCAGCAGATCTTCCAGCAGGCGGGTTCTCAGTTGAATACGCTCCAGCAAAATGCTGCCGCACAGGCGCAGAGGCTGGCGCAACAGGTCGGTGGCCCTGTCTCGTCGGGGCAGTTCACCTCGGCGTCTGACCCTTACGCCCAGGCAGCCGCGGCAGGCTCGGCCACCGAAGCTATGACACAGCTGGAACTGGGTCAGGCAGCGAATCGCAGCGCAGAGGTGTTCGCCGGCCAGGTGTTTCCCGCGCTCGCGACAGAGCAGCAAGCGAAGAATCGCCAATACTACCAAGACCAGATCAAGACTATCCAGGATGAGATCACAAAGATCCAAGCCACTAAGGGCACGCTGGTGTCTGACAACCTCGCCAAGCTCCAAACCGCGCAGAAGCAGTACCAACTTGACCTGGCGAACCTGAAGCTCAAGAAGATCAACGATCAACACAACTGGGACTCCAAGACCCGGTCGCTCGACCAGAAGGACATCCAACTCCAGCATGATAGCCAGAAGCTTGGTCTGATGTGGGGCGCCCTCCAGCAGCAGGGCTACTTCAAAGGTATCAGCGCTGACCAAGCGGCTCGGCGTCTCGACCAGGGCGCTGCTCGCATCAAGTTGGAAGGCACGCGGGTTACCAACCAAGAGAACGAGGCGTGGGCTAGGATTGGCTTGCAGAAGGCTGCCCTGAACGCTCGCATTAACCACTACACCGAGACTGAGAAGATCTCGAATGAGCGTCTCTCTGTGCAGCAACAGAAGAATGCCATGTCCCTCGTTGATGCAGCGATGGCCCCTGGCGGTGGCAAGCCAGTGACACTAACAACTAGGATTGATCTGGCAGCTAACGACCCGGCGGTGATAACCGCGATGGAGGGTAAGGGTTCTGCAGATATCCACAGAGACCCGAAAACGCATCAGTGGTACGAGTACAAGAGGATGACACTGACCCCACAGCAGTGGGCTGCCCGCTCGGGGATCCAGAACACGGGTGGTGTGCATGATCCCAACGCCCTCTACCAGTTGCTCATCGACAACCATACCCCAACGAAGATGGCACAGGGTATTGTTCGTGCCAAGACTGGCATGAGTGATTGGTCTCCGGGACAGAAGACTTCCTACACGCCGGCTGACCTAGCGAAGATGGCTATTCCGAAGCTCGATGCGTTGGCCAGACAACGAGGGTTTACGGGCGATACTTCGACCTTGACGAAACAGCGCGCAATCGACTTCATCGTCTCCACAAATCCCTAAATGTCTAACCTCTTCGATCCACGAGTTGCTGCAGCGAAGGCCGGCGCTATCGGGGCACGGGGTCTTCCGCCTGCCCCGCCTGGCACGAGAGTCCACCCGCAGCCGAACACGCAGCCCATGCTGCCTTTGCAAGCGCCCTTGGCTGCTCCACAACAACACACTGTGGCAGCAACGCCTGGCGGTACCATCGACGTAGTGCACCCCGGCGAGAATGTACCCGGTCCGTACAAGTTCGCTGCGTACATGCGGCGTGGTCAGCCGAGCCCCACGGTTCAACCGATCACACGCAGGGCGCTCAAGGTGTTGCAGAATCCAGACAAGAACTACCCCAAGGCAGATCCCGCGACGAAACTCCTCCTCGCGCGGCCAGGGCCTGACCTCCAAGCCATCATCAACTCCGATCCGGAGGCGCAAGCCAAACACGCGGTGGTTCTCTCAAAGATGGCGAAGGAGTTGGCGTTGCCACAGCAGCAG